AACAGCGGTGCAGGTACAGGCATATCAAATCTATTTAATGTTCCATCAACAATGGTTGCAAATGCAGTTTCAGTGTCAGCTACTAAGACAATTAAAATTATTGACTCAACAGGCACTGCATACTACCTAATGGTTTCAGCAGCAGCTTAATAATGGAAATTACAAAAGATTTTCTTTTGTCTGAGATCAAGCGTCTTGAGGCAGAGCGTAACCAAGCATCTAGTTTTGTTACAGCTTCTCAGGGCGCCATCGATGCATATACTGCGTTGGTGGAAAGATTAGACGCAAAAGATCCTAAAGGGGAATAATTATGGCAATGCAATATGATGTAAAACAAGCCCACATAAATTCTAGTGGCTATTTAGTTAAATATCCTGTTCGTGTTAAAGGGTTATCGTTTACAGGAACTGCTACTGCTGGGTATGTAACTTTATTTGATACTGCAAGTACTCCTGTATCATCTAGCGTAACGTATGCTCAAAGTGGTAATACGGTAACAGTAACTAAAGTTGCTCACGGGCTTACTACAGGCACAGTTATTGGCATTCATTTTTTAGCTAACTCAGGCGTTTCAGCTACTGATGGCACATATAGCATTACTAGAACGGGCGCAGATACCTTTACACTAACAGATATTAATTCGCGCACCATTACAAGTACTGCAGCTGTATATGCCGTAGGTAAATGGATACTTACTTATGAAACCGCAGCTGGTGATACCTTTGCCAACGTCCCGTTTATTCCGGGTGAAGGCATACGAGTTGGAACAAGCGTGTATGCTGAAATGTCTAATACAGATTCAGTACAAATAATCTATGGCTAACAAGAAAAAAGGTCCTAGCTTAGCAATTGGACGTGGCGAGAAACTTCCTGTATCGAAAGGTGCAGGTCTTACCGCTAAAGGACGTGCTAAATACAACGCAGCTACTGGGTCAAACCTAAAGGCTCCTCAACCACAAGGTGGACCTCGTAAGAAGTCGTTTTGTGCTAGGATGTCTGGCATGCCTGGTCCTATGAAAGATGAAAAAGGTAGACCTACTCGTAAGGCTGCTTCTTTAAAAAGGTGGAATTGCAAATGAGTGCAGAACGCGAACTAGCAGAACATGGTGTTGAAATTAAACACATTCAATCGGATGTAGATACTATTATGGAAGACATGGAACAATTAAAAAAACGACTTGATAGTATTGAAAAAACATTAGAAGAAATTAAAGGTGGATGGAAAGTATTTATTGCTATCGCTACTATTTTTTCAGGTATTGTAAGCTGGATGGTAACTCATTGGCTAGGTAAATAATATGAAAGCTTTTATAGAAAAGGTGTTTAAAATGAAAAAACAAAAGGAATTATTAGATGAAATTACTCATTCAGAAGTTACAGAAGAAGTTGCAGAAGTTGCTGTCGAAACTATCAAGCCTAGTAAAAAAGAAACTAAAGTTGAAGTAGAAGTTCAACACACAGATACAAAGGCTGATTAAATGCCAAGTAAATCTAAAAAGCAACATAATTTAATGGCAGCTGTAGCTAATAACCCAGCCTTCGCTAAGAAAGTTGGTATATCAAAATCAGTAGGAGAAGAGTTTATGAAAGCAGATAAAACTAAGAAGTTCGGATCAGGTGGTGCACTTAAGGCGGTTGATTCAAGTGACAATCCTGGATTATCAAAATTACCAACGGAGGTTAGAAATAAAATGGGCTACATGAAAAAAGGCGGTATGGCAAAAAAGAAAATGAATATGGGTGGCATGGCTTATAAAGAAGGTGGCATGATGGATAAGAAAGACATGGCTCAAGATAAAAAGATGGCTAAAAAAGCTGTAGGTATGCATGAAAGCCAATTACATGCTGGTAAAAAATCAGACTTAACTAAGCTTAAAAAAGGTGGTATGGCTAAAGGTTGTGGTTATGCTACTGGTGGTAAAGTATCTCAATTAGCAAAAGCTAATGGTATTGCTAAACAAGGTAAAACTAAAGGCAAGATTTGCTAAGGGGAATACTATGGCAGTTATTGAAAAAATTAAAAAGTTTGTTAAGGATATTACTCCACCATCAAAAGAACAAAAAGCTAAGATTGAAGAAAAGCAAATGAAGATGGAAGAAATGAAAGATCCAGAAGCTTATCGTAAAAATAAAGCTATGTACGATGTAAGTACAGAAGTTAAAAAGTTTGATGAAAACTATAAAAAAGGTGGCTCAGTTTCATCAGCTTCTAAACGTGCAGATGGTTGTGCTATCCGCGGTAAAACAAGAGCTTAAGGAGCCCTCATGGGTGGCGCAGTAAAATCAGTTACTAAAGTATTTGATCCTATTACTTCAATAGCAGGTAGTTTGCCAGTAGTAGGTCCTATAGCTGGTCCGATTGCTGGAGCAATTACTGGTGGTCCGGTAGGATTTGCTAAAGCTGTTGCAGGTCAAGCTTTAACTGGAGGATACTCTGGTGGCGGTGGCGGCGGTGGCGGTGCTGCTCCTACATATGGTGCTACAGATGCAGCCGGTAATTTAATTCCAGCTACACCTGGTTTTAATTATGGTGCTAACACTTATACTTATGATAATAACCCTTATGATGCATCTAAATATTTTGTCCAAGGTAATAGAGGGGTATACAACGTTCTTCCTGAATTGGGTAATATGTATAGCCCAGAAGCACAAGGTGCACAAGGCACATCAAGCTTTAATGCATATCAAAATATATACGGCAAAATGGCTGGTGACGAATTAGCTCAAGCTAACTTACAAAGATCATTTAATCCTGGCATGTTGTCAGTAGCTCCACAAAGTGGCGCATATAAACCAATTGGTGATTTTAATCCAGCTACTACACCTTATGCTGGGGGTAGAGCAGATTTACCAGGCTATTTACAAGAAGATATTAAGTCTGCATATGGTGAATACCAACCACAAGCGCAATCAAGTGGGTCAAGTTATTTACCAATTCAGTATGCGGATTTTGGTTTTGGAAGTGAAGATCAAACTTATAAACTAGCTCAATACGCAGCTCAAAATAAGAATCCTTTCTTTCAAGCATTTGCATCGCCACAACAAGAAGCAGTGCCAGAGATGGCTAACCCATTTGCATTTGCTAAACCACCAGAAGCACCAGCTCCTGCACCTAGTCCTTATCAACCTATAGAAGGTGGACCAAGAAGAGGACCTGCAGAACGAGGTATGGTACCAGCAACTACTGCATCCATGGGCTCATTTAGACCTGTAGAAGCAAGTACTGCAACACCTACATCAGTTGCAACTGCGAGACGACCAGATGAGTACAAACCTGTTAATATTAGAACTGGCGGCTTAGCTAGTTTAAGGAGAAAATAATGAGACCGAGTAGAGGCATGGGCGCTATAAAGAAAACTAAGATTCCTAGTGCTACTGAGAATACAATGCCAAAAGGTGTTGTTAAAAAACGTCGTGACAACACAGACTTTACTCAGTTTAAAGAAGGCGGTACAGTAAACAAAGCTGGTAATTATACTAAACCTAGTTTAAGAAAAAGAATTGTATCTCAAGTAAAAGCTGCTGCAACACATGGTACGGGTGCTGGTCAATGGTCAGCTCGTAAAGCGCAGTTAGTTGCTAAGAAATATAAAGCTGCTGGCGGTTCTTATAAGTGACCAAAATTTGTAAGAAGTGTGAAATCGAAAAACCTTTACAGGATTTTTATACTTTTTTTGACAAGTGGTCTGGTAAACATTACTATGGCGCTAGATGTAAACCATGCCATCAGGAGTATAGACGAGAAAGCACTACAACACCTCGCAATAGAAAAGCTGAAAAATTGCAATTACGATATGGTTTAACTTATGAACAGTGGGAAAGTATAAGAGAAACAGAATCTTTTTCTTGCATGATTTGTGGAATTACTGAAGATGAAATGGGTAAAAAATTAGATGTTGATCATTGTCACTCTAGCGGAAAAGTAAGAGGAGTGCTTTGTAATCCATGTAATAATGTTTTAGGTACTGCTAAAGATAATATAGATATATTAAAAGCGGCTATAACATATCTTGAAATTAATGGAGATGGATATAAATGAGTGCATTAGCTAAACCACAACGTTCACTAAAAGCATGGGGTGAACAAAAGTGGACAACTAAGTCAGGTAAAAAGTCTAGTGAAACAGGTGAAAGATATTTACCCGAAAAAGCAATTAAAGCATTAAGCCCCCAAGAGTATGCTGCTACAACGAAGGCTAAAAGAGTAGGTAAAGCTAAAGGTAAACAATTTGTAGCTCAACCTAAATCTATTAAACAAAAAGTAAAACCTTATAGAAGAGTAAAATAATGGCACAATTAACCACAGGAACCACGAGTTTTAATTTAGATTTAAATAATCTAGTAGAAGACGCATTTGAAAGATGCGGTCAAGAACTTCGTACAGGTTATGATTTGAGAACTGCAAGACGTAGTTTAAACTTGCTTACTATTGAGTGGGCTAATCGCGGTATTAATTTATGGACTGTGGAACCCGGTCAAATTCAGTTAAACCAAAATCAAATTATGTATGCACTACCAAGTGATACGATTGATTTACTTGATATGGTCACGCGTACAGGCACAGGACAGAATCAACAAGATATTAATATTAACCGTATTTCTGAGTCTACCTACATTACAATACCAAATAAGAATGCAACAGGTCGTCCTATCCAAGTGTGGATCAATAGACAAAGTGGTCAAGAGAACCCTACTACAATTACTTTAAATGAAACACTAACTGCTACTGCGTCAACAGCAGCAAACCCACAAACTATTACTTTAAGTTCTACTGTAGGTTTAGCTCAGTTTGGTTTTATTAAAATAGATAACGAGACTATTCAATATGGTGGTATTGATGGCAACGACATAACAGGATGTATCAGAGCTGTAAATAATACTACATTAGCCGCTCATGCAATCGGGGCTAAAATCTATGTACAAAATTTACCCACTGTTAATGTATGGCCAGCGCCTGAACAAAGTAATTATTATCAATTTGTGTATTACAGACTTCGACGTATTCAAGACGCAGGTAACGGACTTACAATAGAAGATATTCCGTTTAGATTTATTCCTTGCATGGTTGCTGGATTAGCAGCTTATTTAAGTATGAAGTTACCTAATGTTGATCCTATGAGGGTTCAAATGTTAAGAGCGGACTATGAAGCAGCGTTTCAATTAGCAGCAGACGAGGATAGAGAAAAAGCAAGTATTAGGTTTGTACCTCGTGAAATGTTTTACCACGGGTAATTAAATGCCAATTAAATTTGCTAGTGCCAAGAATTCCATATCCCAGTGTGATCGCTGTGGATTTAGATTTAAACTAAAGCAGTTAAAACGCTTAGTTATTAAGACAAAAAATGTTAATATACTCGTATG